GTTCCGGTCTTACCGTAACGCCATCGAACGATGGGTCGCACAGTTCTGTGCTTTTGCATCAATCCGATGCTTTTTTCAATCCCCCGATGAAATCTAATAAACGTAGCTGTATACTCTTCGTTTATCTCTTCTAATGTCGCTCCTTCTTGTATGGCTTCGGCTACGACGTCTAACGCTCCTTTTCCAGAGCCATAGAGATCAGAGCGCTTCCCAGGACTAGATAGAGTCCCCCTTTCAACAACTGATGCGTTTTTTCCAAAGTTAGCTCCAGTTGATCCAGAGAGCTTCCATTCTTCATGGGTTTGCTCTCCTTTTTTGCAGTAATCGGAGGCTTGTTTAGCCGTTCCGAGTCTTGCTTCCCAGTGAATTTTTTGATGCAGTTTCTTAAGGGCTTCGATGCGTTTTGCGCTCCCCCATTCGATATAGCCCTGAAGATGCGGCGTCTTCGAATCCCCTTGTTCGCGTCCAAATACGATGTATTTACACGTAAAGGCCAGAACTGTAGCTTCGTCATCCTCCCCAGGATTATTAAGCGTAAAGCAGTGGTTTCGTGCTTGCATGGCAAGTATATGATGTGTGTGTATAATAATGTATTAATTAATTAACTAATTATTTAATATTATTTTAAGGAAGTATCGACGGTAGCGTATATGCTTTGCTACGCGACTGATCAGAAACTTTCTTGTGAAAACAATTAATTGTTTGCATGCCTTATAATTCACGTGTGACGTCTTCCGGACGTTATCCGGTGAATACCCGTAAGAAGAAGAAGATGGTCAGGAAAGCCCCCAGATCGACGAAACTCGTCAAGTTTGCGCCTTCTGCGCAATACAATTTCAGACCTCTGAATATCTTGCAACGGCCTGCTTTGCTGGCTATGTCGCATAGATCGAAGATGTTGTATTACTATAACATCGATTTAGCATCTGCGGGCACTATGACTTCGAATTCTTGGGTCTTTTCAGCAAATGGAATATTTGATCCAGATATTACTGGAGCTGCTGGTGGCCAGCCTATGGGCACAGATCAGATGTTTTTGCTGTATGAGCACTATACAGTGCTCGGCGGTAAGATTACCGTCAATTTTATGAATGAGTCGAAGACCGAGTATGCTTATTGCGGAATCGGTATTGCTCCTGACTCTACGCTCCAATCAGACCCTTACAGGCTTGTAGAGAATGGTATGTTGACCAGATCCTATATTGCTGAAGGATTTTCTGGCAATCCCAAGTCTCATTGCGAGTTGACATTACCCTTCGATATATCGAAGATTAACTCACGAAAGAACATCGTGGGTGACGATCTCTACAGAGGAGATGCTGCGAACAATCCGACTGAGCAGACTTATTTGCATGTGTTCCATTACAACCCGAACAATGCTACTTCTACAACCATCAATTATGATGTGCTTATTGAGTTTGATGTGGTGTGGACAGAGCCGAAGAAACTTACGCTTTCGTAGGTTCTATTCTCCAGACAGAGTTTTTTTAGACTTCGGCCACGCTGGGACCCAGTGTTATTCATCTGCCTTGCTGATGTGGCCGGGGGCTCTGCCTTGCTAAAAGGCCCCCGGCCGCATTAGCAAGGTGGAGGAATAACACCTTGTCCAGACAAGGTCAAACTAGGGCAAAGCCCGTATAGGTAGGAGTGTCGAGGCTTAGTATTACCCTCGACCTCCATCACACCCGGAGAAAAGCGACGTGGTGTGTTCTAAACAGGGTTTAAGTCTGTAGGGGGGGAGGAAAAGCAGCGCGCATCCTCTGTCACACCCCCCTCAGCCCCTGTCACACACAAAAAAAGAGACCGGGCAGGTCTTATTCAGGCTTCCGCAGGTCTCTCGCCGCCGATATCTAAAAGCGAAGCTTTTTAGGCGGCCAGCAATCGCGGGACGCGGAATAAAGCCTGTTATGGTGCGCTTTCAGGTTTGGTTACGAGTTCTTCGATATCCCAACCTGTAACGTGCACGACGCTTTCTAAGCGTCTCATAACTTGGTCTAGTTCGTCCGGGACTCTAAAGATGTCCCAGGGCGGATATGAGCATGTTATGTATATGTATGGTGAGTTGATTTTGACAGTGGAGCCTTTAGTCTCGGCTGTGTAGAATCCTTCGTCTAATAGACGCAGGAAATCGCGATAGGGCCATAGTCCATCAAAATCATCAATCAGTATACATTCTTGTTGGTTATAACCATCCCACCACTTCGTGTGGTTTTTTTCATAGTGGTTCGGGAATTTCTTACGAACTGCGTATGATTTACCCGTTCCGGTCTTACCGTAACGCCATCGAACGATGGGTCGCACAGTTCTGTGCTTTTGCATCAATCCGATGCTTTTTTCAATCCCCCGATGAAATCTAATAAACGTAGCTGTATACTCTTCGT